TTAGACCATGCCATCCAAGCAAGTAATTCTCTACGCGAGCATGAGCCACAGGGCTCTTTTGACCAGTCTTTATCTTTTCTGATAGCTTGGCTTCCCTCTGGAAGTTCGGACTGAAAATAGCATAAATACCAACTTCCTCCTGCATCATTATCTTCACTTTGATATGGCAAATAGAGGTCATCGACTGTAAACCATTCAGCGCTATTATCTCGTATCTTATTAAGCTTTATTATCTTAACAGGTGCATCCATACTAGAATGCATAAGATACAAAGTATATTCTCCAGCTTTAGTAAACTGAAGGCATATTTTATTTATCTTTGTGGTTACGCCTTTTGCTCGTACTGGTATAATTTCAAAGCCAACTAGATTTTTCTTATTCTTTACAGTATCTACTAATCTACCTGTTCCATCAAACAAAGTACGACTTTCGCATAATGGCTTATTTGTTCCTTCTACCGTTTTTTCATTACAATATCTAGCAATAGCTTTTTGAATGCTTGCTTTTGTTTTGCTCTCAAGCCATTCAGAAAATAAATTGGTTTCAACCCAATACTCGGACTCAATATCGGGCTGTTTTCCTACTGACTTTTGTAAAGCTTTGTAAGTAGTACCGCTGTATTTTACGATATTGCCTTTTGAATATGGCATTTCTGGATTGTATTCTGGAAAAGTGATATTCTTAAAATCCGGAGCAATACACGACATATTCTGCAAAGTCAGCAAAGGATGAATTTGTTGAAAATATAGGCCACTTTCACTCACGGTTAAAGCATCAGATATTTTTAAGTCTGATGTATCATAATTCTGCTCCCATCCAATAAGGTGTAACAGTTTTTCTTGTATATCATTGGCTCTAACCATAATTCTTAATTTTTAATGAAAAATAGGAGGCCACTATCGCCTAGTGGCTCAGTGTGCCTCCTACCAAAGCTAATAACAACTCAAAGATTTGCTATCGGTTTTTATCCAAAGTCGCTGTTAAAATCACTGTTAAATGACCTTCATGCTCCTGCACCTGCTTCCTTAGTGTTAACAGGATTATCAGTAGTATTCATAACAACAACAGGCTTAGCATAAACTGCATCCTCGCTTGATACGTTGAATGCCAGAATAGGACTTGCCAAAGTGCTAGGTGTGCTGTTATATGCGGTCAAGAAGGCCACGTCGACAGCAAAACCATAGTGCTCTTTGCGCGTACGAGTCATATCAGCAGTAGCGGCTCCTGCGATAGCATTGTAGTCACCTACAGAATCGTAGAAGTATGTACCAACAGGCATATTCAACAGAGGCAAAGTAGCAATACCCCACTCATGGCCGTCACCGGAAACAGTTCCAAGCAAGCAGTCACGCTCGAAGCGGGTCAACATTCCAAGAGAGCCAGCATTTACAGCATAACCTTGAGCATATTTACCACCAGCAGCCGCAATGTTGTTTGTCAAGTGTACAATCTTTGTGCCGAACTCATTCTGCTTGTTTACGTCATTGTAAAGACCGTGCTGCTGCAGTTTACGCATAATAGACTCAACACCGGGGTCACCTACAATGTGCAACTGGCCATAGAAGTCATTTGCTCCCATCATAACTTCAAGGTCACCAAATACGTTTTCACGCTCAGTCCACTTTGCGTTGATGGCATTAGAAGACCAGTCATACAACAGCGGGTTTTTCAAAACCTGTGTTTTGTTGGCTGCAAGAGCAGCAAGAGCGGCTTCATCAAGCTTTTTCGCAAAAGCATAGATGTACTTCATCATCTTGGTTTCAAAGTCCTTCTGAATGCCAATTTCGTTGTTCATGTACATTGCCGGAGCAATAGTAAATCCCCACGCATAAGTGGCAAATGTGATTTGAACCATTTTAGAAGTATTTTCACTGTCGGCAATTGTCAAAGTGCGGGTACTACCGATAGTAATATCAGCATCATAGCTAATTACCGGAGTTTCCAGCGTGTTACCGATGGAGGTCCTTGCTTTTTGCTTCAGTTCCTCAGTGAGGATGCCAGTAGGGTCTTCAGACTGCACCATAAAAGCGTTCAGCGCACCGTACCTACTGGGGCGATACTCAAACTTATCAAGGTTAGAGTTCGCACGGATGTTCTGGATACGTGTTAAAACTAGACTCATAACTTTTAAGTTTTTTAATTGTTAATACTTATGCTAATATGGTGCATTACCCTTTTACGCCTCATAGCATTTTTTTTTCGTTTATCTTTTAGGATGTGCCATTTTATCTAATAGGCAAACTTGCCACATTGTTTTCAGTTCTCAGTTGCATTGACTGGTCTGCAAATTCCTGTGAGTCACGGGTTAAACCATTTGCGAGCAGATGTGCCTCAATAGCTTTATCAGCTTCAACTTGGCTCTTAATGCCAGACAAGTCAAGTGTTCCACCTGTTCCGCCTGAACCAGACCCAAAGCCTCCTGTTCCACCGCCTGTCTGCTGACGACCTGTATCGATTACATCTTTAAGCGATGTTTCCATTACAAGCTCCTGCATTGTATACGGATTGAGGTTATTCTTAGGATTGTTAAGAATGTTACCATCAGCTCCGCGGATAACAAGCTTTTTGCCGCCTTGACCATCTTCGATAAAGTCTGGAGTACCCTTAGCCAATACTTCAGCTTTAGCTGCTTTAAGCAGTGTCTTCTGAATAGGCTCAGTAATACCACTCTTAAACTTAAGACCTGCTGTAGCAGCTTGAAAAGCATAATCTACATGCGTGTCCTTAATAGTTTTATCAAACTCTGCCTTTTTGGTATTGAACTCAGTTTCCTTTGTCTGAAGCTGAGTTTGAAGCTGAGTTACTTGAGCTTTAGCATCTTTCAGCTGTTGCTTCAAAGTTTCATCGCCAGCTCCTTTTTCAAGTTTAGACTGGAGCTCTGCAACCTGTGCTTGAGCAGCAGTAAGCTGAGTTTGAATTGTTTTTGCAGACTCTGCTTTAGTTTTGTACTCGCCAAGTACGCGCTTAGCATAGTCATAACTTTTTTCACCATCTTTCTTTTTAATGCCTGTAATGCCAAGAATATCAGTGTCATACTGACCGTGCAATGCGCCGATTTTAGTACCTATAACGGTATTCTCATCATTTCTTGACATCTCAGCAATCGCATTCAGCTGGTCATCTGTAAGACCTGTTAAAGCTGAACTTTGCCGTAGCATCTCAATTGTTAACATATAGCTTTGTTTTTATTGTTAATTACTTTTGTACTAACTCTGCAGCATCTCCGTATGGGTCATGCAAGGCCGCCATAATGGTATAACCAAGGCCTTTATACGTTTTCTTGAAAAGCTGCCACTCTGCGAATGTGAACATTTGAGTATATGCTGGTGACTCTTCTTCGCCAGTCATTGGATTAAACCTACGACCACGCACAATTGACAAGTGCACCATCTTCTCAGTACCCGGCTTAGGAGTATAACCACTCTCAGCCTGTGTTTTCGAGGCCGATGATTTTTCTTCAATAATATCATCAACATCCACTAGGAAAAGAACTACCTCGTCAAGCTCTTCCTGTAAGTCGCTTGTCCAATCTTTTCTGCCTTTAGCCTTAGCAGCTTCTAGTTCTGCTTTACGTTCTACGGCCTTTTTCTTATAAGACTTAACATCCTCAAGACTGAGTGCCTGTAGTTGCTGAAGTTCCAATTTCTGTAACATATTCCAAAAGTTTTTTGTTTATAATATCTATTTTTTCTCTCATTGGCTTATTTGAAGCAAACTCAATTATGTTAATGTTCTCACGTTCAAATTTTTCGACTAAAGTACTAAAATTTATTTTAAGCTTTACCAAATTTTCATTTAATAACTCTTTTTCATACAATTTTAACACTTCATCCAGCGTTTTATGTGGATATGGCTCCAATTGCTTTAAGATGAGCATTCTCTGAAGTACCAAAGGATTATTGCGATACTCAACCTCAAGAATTTGTTGCGATATAGCATCTAGTTCTGAGTTAGACGCACCATTCTCCTTTGCTTGTTTGTACTTAGAATATAGCTCTGTTACTGTGAAAACATAAAACTCTGTACCCCAGTTTACAGAAGATGATATGAAAGCACCTCCATACCTGAGTTTGCAAACAGTATCTTCGACAAATTTCTGTGCCAATTCAAAGTTGGTCTTTAAGGCATTGAGAACTGAGGTTTTGCTTTCAAAGTTAGCAGTTACCTGAGTTTCATTGATAGCTTCTTTTTCACTTACAGTACCACCTGAACCAACAACAGAAATTACAATTTCATTTTTAAGCCTTGCGCACTCATTGACATTATAATCAAGTGAGTCTTTATCGATGGTAGTTATCTGAACAGGATTACGCATATCTGCGACACCTTCAGATTGATTTGGTATAGGAACTTCTAAGAATGAACCAGGACCAGCTATACGCTTTTCGCTACAGCAAGGACACTTTTCAACTGTTCCATCATTGAGAATTTTATACTCACCTTTTGCATTGCGTAGAAAACCTCCATCACAGTAATCACCGGTTTCATTATTCTCAAAGTTACAATCAGCTTCGTATGCACTATATATAGGATAAGGCGCATACAAGTCTAAATGCTGCTTCGAAATAGAGAAGAACAAATACCAATCAAGATTTGACAGCTCTTTTGTAATTGGATTTTTCTTAAGGTCTTTATTTTTCTCATTGAGTTGTGTTGACCAAAAGAACCGAGCTGGGCAATATCCTAAATCGTGCTTTGCCTCTGAAATAAGTGACTGAATTTCATTTTTCTCATTCAGCTGATATACTCTTATAGAAGTATCATCAAATACAGCTATTCGATGTTCCGGCTGTTTGAAAATAAGCCACTCAAACTGATTTTCATCAAGTCTAAAAGTCTGGTAATCAATTACGGCATCAATCTCAAGCCAATAAAAATATGGCTCTGGACGTAAAGATGTTTGTACTTGAGGAAGGTCTACTACCAAAATACTATTTGGCGATACCTGCATTCTCTTCCATCCGGTTGTCTTCCACACCTCTGGCTCGTTGAGGTTATTCTTTTTATACTGAGACCAGTCTTCTGCAAGCTCTGAGTCTGTAAACTGGTATGAGCTTGATGAGTTACGACTATAGAAAACCCTTTCGAGTTCTCTATAGACGTCCTCAACTACAGCAGGTGTAGGCAACGGAAATTTGAACAGATGAAGGAATATGTTGAATTTATCCTTCGGAAGCAGCTGCCTTACCCAATCAAGGAATATAGTCGTAGGTTGGTTAATATCAGATACAGCAACATTCGTCTCAGTATGAAATCTAAGACGACGCTGCATGTTTACAGCTTTCTGAATAGTCTGACGTTTAGTCGGCTTTTGCAGAATTTGCTTTATCTGATTTAACTCTAAGGCCATTTTCTTCGTCGTATAAATAGTTACTATCTTCAGGCAATTCCCATCCGCCATTTATGTTTGTGCCCATATCAAGAAGTCTTTCGGCATGCTGAATGCCGAAATCTTTCTTGATATTGTATTTAGGCACAACCAATGTTACGGTTTGTTCTTTCTTCTTTCTCATCGTTGAATACTATATTAAACTTTAAAGCTTTACCAACATCCAATTTATAGTCTTTTACTTGCTCTTTGGAAGCTTTCAACTTCTCAATTTTAGAAATTAGTTCCTCATCATTAGCATAGGCCTCAAACTTAGAATCTTTTATACTAAAATCTAAAGTTGATATTCGTTGCAGCATTAATTCTTTGCCTATATATACTATAGACTTAACTTGTGGCGGCTGTTTATCACTATTTTTATAGTTTTCAAACTTAGTTCCACCAACAACTTTTAATATATCACTAACTACAGCGTTGCCTATAGCGAAATCAGAGCTAAAATCGGAGCTGAAGTCTCCTTTCTAAGCAGAAGCGGCATTAACCCAATCTGTAAGAGGATTGAAGTCCAATGTTTCGCGTTTGATAATGTAGAATTTATCACTCCAATTAGGAACGAAAGACCAACTAATAGCATTGCTATCAGGCTCTTCATATCCGCCAAGTGACTTATCTCCTACAAAGAAACTGTAGATAGGAATAGGCATGTACTTAGTAGGTTTATCCATATCATCTACTAAACAGCCAATGTTACCATTCTCATCAATAAGCCACACACCGATGGTTTCGCATTGATACTGCTTCATCTGTGCAATAACTTTTTGATTTTCCTGATAGATAGTGGCAGAGAACGCTGTCGGCTCACGACCGATTGTAATAGGAATACCTCCAAGTGTCTGGTTACCACCGCCGAATGTACGAGCTGCACCAGGCTCAGTAGTAGGTCCTTGAATGTATGGTGAAACTGTCATCTTAGAACCATCGGCCGCAGCAAACAAAGTAGAAAACGATGCTTTCTTAGTCGGGTCCTCAACAGCATTCAAAGTTCCAGCTGTTTTGTAGATACGCTGGAATGCAACTTTTTGAATTTGCCCCATGCTCTCTTTGCATTCCTCAATAGTGAGGTCTGCGATATGAGCTCCAAGCGGGCATCCACAATTTAATCCCATATTATTTATGATTTTTATTGTTAATACTATCGAGCAGCTACCCTTAACTTGCATCGAATTATATGTACTTTGTTTTGAATTGACTTCTCCACAATGCGAATATACTAAATTTCTTTATAAGTTGTACCGCTTTTAACATTTTTTATAGAGGTATTTTTATTTCATATTCTCGCATTATGTTCATTCAAGGCTTATGATTTAATCATTTATATATAATTAGAAGCCCAGAAATTACGAGAATAATGCGAGAATATGAATTTTAACTCAATTTCTCAATGATATTTTCTTCCTTCCAGCTTTTCTAAGTCTCATTTCAATTACGCCTGTAAGTGCATCTGGTGCATCATCATGAGCAGCCCTTCGCTTATTATCTTTACGATAAGTTGTAATAGCATTATAGAATTCACGCCATTTTTTATCCCAATTTTCTGGAAACGCTACATCTGAGTTAACAAGAGCTGAATTTGAAAAAATACGAGCAGCTTTATTTTTTGTCTGTGTAAAAGTATTTATGGCTGTTTTGAAATTATGCAAAGTAGCTCTTGTAATACGCTTTACATTTCTAGCAAACTGCCTACCACCATTATTGGACTCTATCAGACATTCTGTTATACTATTTTCTGTGAGCATTTTAGCCAACCTTACTTCAGTTTTTTCCATGGGCAGTTGTGTGTATAGCACATCAATTACATATAGCATTTCTGGAGTATTTATAAAGCAAATTGCACATAAATAATCAGAGCCAGTATCAGCTGTATCAACGTAACACCATCTTTGATTAGCTTTAGAGCCTGATGGCAATTCTATATTTTGATATGTTCTAAACTCGTGATACATAAGGCCCTCAGTAGGAATTGGATTTTGCATATATTGGGTCTCAAATACTACTGGGTTAATCTCTCGTAGTTTATACAGTTCTTCAAGATTGTGCTTCATTGGCCAAAGAGCATATTCTTCTCCTGTCTCAGGGTCTGTTTGTATAACTGGAAGTGATAAAACAGTCCATGTATCTGGCTCTATCTCTTGCAAATAGCCACAGAGGTCATGCTCATGTAATCTTTGCATTATAATAATGATAGGCGTTCTACGCGAATTAACACGGTTACGTATTGTATTTTCGAAACGTTGGTTTATGCGTTCGCGTACTAAATCAGATGCTGCATCTTCAGGTTTTATTGGGTCATCAATCATAATTGCGCCTTGAAATACATTGGATTTTGCTCCAATCATTGATAGCATCTCATTTGTATGGTCATCAAATACAAATATGTCATTGCCTCCGTCCATTTCATCTATTTCTGGGTCGGCATCTACATTTCCAGCACCAAAACCTGTTACTTGGCCTTGAGTTGATACGGCATAAAGCTCTCCTCCTGCTTTGGTTTTCCACCTCTTAGCCGAACCTTTCTCGGATGCAAGAGCTGAATTAGGAAAGAGTGTTTTATATAATTCTTCACTCATTATATTACGTATAGTATCTGAATTGTCATTCACAAGTATATCTGAATAAGACAAGTGCAAAAATCGGCACCTCGGATTTAAGGCGAAGGCCCATGAGATAAATGATTTTATAACAACCTCAGTTTTAGAATAGCGTGGAGCAATATTGATAATTAATCTGGTAATTTTGCCATCCACAACATCTTGCAAAGCTTCAAATATCTTTTTATGATGCTCTGCTACTATAAATGAGCGTTTATATTGACATTTAAACATTAGTTTAGTATACTTTTCAAACGATGTCAAAGCCTCAAGACGCAACATTTCCACAGGATTTACAGTTCCGGGCTTTGTGGCATCTAATGCTGTTTCTTGCATTTCTTTTAATGACTTCATGCTTATATTTTACTTTATTAAGTTTTCACGTATAATCAGATACGCTTCACGACTTACAGGCACATTAGGAATAATGCCTGTTTGCAGCTGCTGTCCTTCTGGGAGACTTAATTGCATAGGTCCTTTGCCGAATATTCTATCCCATAATTTTTCTATAGTTTCAATGTTACCTAGCTTTTCGTCTTCAATAAGGCGCTTAATTACAGTTTTTATTACAACCGGCACTTTTTTATTAGCCATTAAGGCTTGTAGCTGCGAGTGGTTACATGTTAACAAACAAGCCAATAAATTGGCCGTGTCCTGCTTTGTAAGCTGAACACTTAAATTGATATTAAGGCTAGTAAGAAGTTTTGTTATTTCAGGTCTTGATGCTCCTTGTAACTGAAGTGCTGAGCGTATAGCTGATGAATATGAGCCTTTGCCCGAGTCATGGCGCTCTGCTAACTCAGTTGCTTTAAGCGGCTCTACAGTCTGAGCCTCAAGTGCCTCAATAGCCTCAACCCGTTTTTGCTGCTCTGCAATACGTTTGGCTTGGAGCTCAGTTTGGCCATCTGGTATTTCTTCCACGCCGAGTTCTTCTGCTAACGATTGGCGCTTTTCTTGTTTAGCTTGAAGATTTTTAAGCTTCTGCTTTTCAAGATACTTAATACGAGCCAATTCCTTCGCATCTTGTTTTGATTTGATGCGCGTGGCCTCTTGTTCTACAAGTTTGGATGTATCTGGATTAGACATTCCAGGAACTATTGGCCTGTTTGGCAATATATCTGCTAATTTCTGTGCTATTTTATCTGTTTTCATATCAATTTTTTTTTAATTTGCAAACATTACATCTTTTTCATAAGACCACTTGAAGCCTCCTGTTGTTTTTTGGCCTAGTTTATCATTGCAACATGCACTTATATTACTCGGGCTTGTATTAGTAGCAATGGCGGCTTCTTTTACAGAATTATACGTTTCTAAATATAATCCGGTTTTTGCGTTAAACTTATGAACCATTTTGCCCGGTCTTCCTCTTTGTATTACTTTAAGGTCAGATGGGACATATAAAGCATGAGCATCTATTTCTTTTACAAGTTCATCGTATAAAGCATAGGCATATTCATGCTCTCCTCTTATTGAAGATGAGTCTGTAAGTATATTGTACCCGTATGGATAATAAGTATTATACTTTTTTATGAGCCTATATTTTTCTTTAAGCACAATACTTTTCTTTTCATCAAGCAACATTCCTTCATGCATATTGCCTTTCATATCTTCAAGTATATCTACTGTTATATACTTGCTAGATAAAAGTGCACGCCTCAATTCAAGATTTTCCATCTTGTTATTAAGGATATGGGCTATTAGCTTTTTGATACCTCTAAATACAGGATAATTGAATGTATGGCATACAAGCATTTTGCAGTCATACTCAAATTCTACTGTGAATAGAGCCCATTCTGTCATCAGCTTATCGACTGAAGAAACTGTATCGACATTTATGCCTTCTATTGTTATCATGTTTATCTGTTTTATATATAATTTCGTTTGCAAATATACTAATTATATTTTTAATATAACAATTTCTAATAAAGTATTTTTGTTAAAATATATTTTGCCTGCGAGAATGAAAAAAGTTATTTTACCAGCTAAAAGGCTGGATGGCATTGAGAAACAATGGCTGTCCAGAAACGAAGAAAAAATTTCATTGTTTACAGAAAAATTTTATAAGTGATTGATTTTCAATGATATAAGCCTATCTGCGAGAATGCGTAAACGAAATAAACGATATTCCTATATACTTATTATCTTATTTGTCATTTATACTTATATTATAATATATTTAGCCTATTTATTTTATTATAATATACTTTTATTATATTTCAATTCTATATGTAAGAGATTTAACTATATTATTGTTTCTTTGTTTATTTATATCTAATTTATTGAAAATCAATCACTTATCAAGAAACAATAACTTGTTTATCGTTGTTTATTTTGTTTCTTTTGAAAAATTTTTTTCTTTATTGCGAGAATGTCATTTTGTCAATTCCCTATTAAGTCTAAGGGCCTAGATAGATATTTGCGAGAATGTATGCAAGAATGAGAATTTATGAGCCTCTGGGCCTTGCTCATACTTATATATGATTTGAATCCCAATTTGCGAGAATGATTTGAAGCCAAAAAATTTTTCTGCCTATGGACATGGCTCTATATACTATATATAAGGAACACCCAGGC